AACTTAGTAAATTCGTCTAACAGTGGTCAACAGTTAGAAAACAATAAGATTGTGTTTGATACTATAAAGGCTGCTGGTAAAAGAAGCGATGTTACTGGTTTGACCGCAGAAGCCGCAACTCAAGCCGTAAAAGATTTAAAGGGCGGTAAAACTGTACTTGAGTTACCTTTAGTAATTAAAGCTGCTGAAAAACAAGCTTTTGATGATGGTAGTCTAAATAGCCGACAGCTAGAGTCTAACAATACCGCTACGGAAACAACTACAGAAACTGAAGAAAAACGCTACGATAAATCTTCAGCGGCTGGTGACGAGCGAGTTGAGCAAATATCGCAATCAACGCCACCTAAAAGAAAAAGCAAAAGACAGGAAGGTAAAGAGGCCAACCAAGCTTTTGCTCAAACCTTAATTGATGACGTAGGAATTTCAAAAATAAGTGCAGGGTCAAAAGTCCTTATACGAAACGAGTTAAAAAAGTTAACTGGCAATAGAAATCTTGGTGATCCCGTGGCTGCTATGGAAGCTATGATGAAAAGGCTCCAAGATAAGAAGGTTTCAAAAGCTGCTATTGATAAATATGTAAGGCCATACGCTGATATGGTGTTTAGTCAACAAAATAGGCGAGCTAAACGTGTCGGTACTGCTAAGACTGCCCCTACAAAAATAACAAAAGTGGGTAAAAGAGCGCAATTAAAGATGAACTTAGATGGCTAAAGTTCGTAAGGAGCGTTTAAAGTCTTCAAAAATAGTAAACTTTCCAAACCAAGCACCCAAGCAAAATTATTTCTCAACTTTAATGAGTACCCCAGAAGGTAGGAAGCTGAGAAAACAATGGTCTACTAAACCAAGGAAAAACGCTGGTCGTCCAAAAGGTGTACCAGATGGTCACACATCCAAAACGATCAAGCCGTTGAGAGAAAAGGTAAAGAAAGAGGCAATCATGGCAACTGAAATAATGGCAGAGAAATTTGATATCCAAGACGAGTATTCCAAGGAAGCTCTACAGACAGCAATAGAGGTTATGAGGCTTGATGGGGAAACTCGTGAGAGATTGGCAGCAGCTCGTCTAGTTTTGGATTTCACAAAGTCAAAGCCAGCCACGAAAAGTGATGTCACTATTGGCAAAGCAGAAGATTTCCTCGCTTCACTTTTAGTACAGGAAGAAGAGCAAAATGAATCAGAAGCTATCACAGATACGAAAGCGACTCCTTAACGATTTTGATTATTATTCCAAGAATGCTCTAAAGATTAGAACCAAAGAAGGAATAATATCATCTTTAAAACTAAATCCAGCTCAGCAAATTCTTGATGAGGCTGTAACTAAACAGCTAAAAGCTGAAGGCAAAATAAGAATTATAATACTAAAAGCTCGTCAACAGGGTTTAAGTACATACACTGGTGGATATCTTTATTTTTCAGTATCCCAACGCCCAGCTCAAAAGGCTATGGTTATTACTCACCATTCGGATAGTACTCGTGCTTTGTTTGATATGACTAAAAGATTTCACGAAAACTGCCCTGACATTTTAAAGCCACACACAAAATATTCATCAAGGCGTGAAATGAACTTTGACGTTTTGGATAGTAGTTATGTGGTCGCTACTGCTGGTGGGGATGCAGTGGGTCGTGGGGAAACACTTACAGCAGTACACGCGAGTGAGTTAGCTTTTTGGAATAGATCGACTGCTTTAGATAATTGGAACGGACTTACACAAGCTGTTCCAAATGCAAAAGGTACTGCAATTTTTGTTGAATCTACAGCAAACGGCGTAAATGGTATTTTTTATGATTTATGGCGTGGAGCTTGTGACGGCACAAACGGTTTTGTCCCTGTCTTTATTCCTTGGTTTACAGATCCAACATATCGGGAAGAAGTTACATCGGGATTTGAAAGAACTCCTGAAGAAGAAGATTTAGTCACTCTATATGATCTCGATAATGAGCAACTTATGTTTAGAAGACGAAAGATTGCTCAGAATGGGTTAGACCTTTATCGGCAAGAGTATCCAGCAGAACCTGATGAGAGTTTTCTTACTTCTGGTCGTCCTGTGTTTAACCCAGATCAGCTTGTTAAGAAGTTAGATCAAACCATAGATGTTCTTGACAGAATGGCTTTAGAAAATGGTGAGTATGTTCATAACCCTCGTGGTGAGCTGACTATCTACAAGAAACACAACGAAGGTGAGAATTATTACATAGGTGCAGATAGTTCTATGGGAATTAGAAACGGGGATTACTCTGTTGCTCAAGTCCTTGATAGTAAAAAGAGATTAACAGCGACATGGAGAGGCCATGTACATCCAGATTATTTTTCAGAAATTCTGTATGCTTTGGGTAATTACTATAACGAAGCTTTAATTTGTGTTGAAAACAATTCGCATGGAATTTTAACGTGTACTCGACTGGGCAAAGACCTTGCTTACCCTAATTTCTTTACTGAAATTCAACGAGATAAACTAACAGACAGAGAAACTGTTAAATTAGGATTTACTACAACCTCTAAGACAAAACCTCTTATTATAGATGAGTTAAGAGCCGCTATGAGAGAGGAAGAGATCGAGGTTAACGATAAAGTCACTTTAAAAGAAATGCTGACTTATATCGTCACTGAAACTGGCAGTATGGAAGCTGAGTCTGGATGCTTCGATGACTGCGTCATGGCTCTGGCACTCGCAAATCACGTTCACCAAGGAAGCTGGGAGCCTGTTGAAAGTTCCGACAATTTTTACATTGAAATGGTTTAAAAATGGCAAGAAAAAAAGATTACAAGAAACTAAAGGACGAGGATATCGTTCGCCTTGTAGATTCAAACGTCAAAGCTAGTGTTGGATATTATGACACTCAGTTATCTAGAGAGCGTAAGCAAGTAGCGGAATATTATAACGGATCTTTACCCAGACCAGTGCATGACGGAAACTCAAAATATGTATCCCTCGATGTCTACGATCAGGTGGAGTCGATGAAAGCTGCTTTATTGGAGACTTTTTCTTCTGGAAATAAAACAGTTAGATTTGCCCCTCAGAATGCAGATGATGTTCAAAAAGCTAAAGTTTGTACAGAATATACAGACTATGTAGCACACAGGCAGAACGATATTTATAAAGTGATGTCAGAAACGATTCATTCAGGGCTAACAGCCAGAGCTGGGCTTTGTAAAGTGTTTTGGGCTTCACAATCTGAAGATGAACCAAAGTTCTTTGAGGGACTTACCGAGGACGAACTTGATCTATTAATTTCTCAAGATGGTGTTTCTTTGGTGTCTCAAGAAGAAGACGAGAGTGGTATGATTTCTGGATCTATTACAGTTACCAGAGATACATCACAGGTAATTGTTGAAACAATAGCTCCAGAGGAGTTTTTAATAGAGGCTGGTGCTGTCAGTCTAGATACAGTTCAATTCGTGGCTCACAGAACCAAGAAAACTTTAAGTGAACTTAGAGCAATGGGTTACAAAGAATCACTGCTATCTAAGATAGGAACTCACGTCGATGTTGATTTGGAGACAGAACCAGAGTTTTTAGCACGACACGAAAGTATAAATGAAGTTGGGTTTAACGCAGAAGGTTACCAAGATCAGGTTCGCAAAGTTCTTGTGTATGAAGCGTACATTCATCTCGACATTGAAGCCACTGGAGAAGCCAAGCTTTGGAGAGTTTTAAAGGCTGGAAATGCTTTACTAGAGAAAAGTGAAGTTAGTAGACTTCCGTTTGTTGCATTTGTACCCCTACCAGTTCCTCATGTATTCTTTGGAACTAACTTTGGTCAGAAATTAATAGCTACTCAGAACGCTCGAACTGTACTTATGCGATCTATTTTAGATCATGCTATGATTACAAATAATCCTCGATATACTATTGTAAAAGGTGCATTACCAAACCCGAAAGAGTTGATTGATAATAGAGTAGGTGGGGTAGTCAATGTAACACGACCAGACGCAATATCACCACTTGTACAAGCTCCTTTAAATCCATTTGTATTTCAAACACTAAACGTACTCCAAGATAAAATGGAAAGTACAACAGGCGTTAGCTCCTTGAGCCAAGGCTTAAATAAAGATGCTGTCTCAAAACAAAACTCTGCTGCTATGGTGGAACAGTTAGCTAGTATGTCTCAGCAAAGACAAAAGATTATTGCTAGAAACTTTGCTAACCAGTTCGTTAAACCTTTGTATCATTTGATTTACCAGCTTGTTATTGAAAATGAAGATAACACTAAGATTGTCGATCTATCAGGTGAATATGTAGAAATAGATCCGTCTAGCTGGGAAGATAAAAGAGATATTACAGTAGAACTACATTTAGGTTATGGAGAACAAGAGAAAGAATCTAAGAAGTACATGGCTGTACACCAAGTTTTATCTCAAGATCCAGCTCTACAAAAAATGTACAGTCCAGAAAATCAGTATAATTTGATTGCTCATGTTATGGAGATCACAGGTATCAAAGATGTATCTAATTACCTAACTAATCCATCCCAGATACCACCAGAGCAACCTGATCCTATGCAAGAATTAAGTATGGCTAATCTTCAGAAACAAATGGAGATCCAAGAACGTCAAACTGCTGTTGCTGAACAGAAGGTACAGCTAGAGCAACAAGTACAAGAAATGAAATTAGAACTTGAGAAACTCAAGGCTAGAAACTCCCACTCTATTGCTTCCGACAGTATTGATCTGAAGGAATCAGAGTTTGAGCATAAACGTCTGATAGATGCTGCTGAACTTATATTGGCAAACAGAGCAACTCCAGACAACATTAAGGCCATTGCATCTCCCAATGGCTAGTAACATCTAAGGAGCAATAATGATTACTAAAGAAGAAGAGCAACTAATCACCAACGGTGATAATGCTGAAGTTCTACTTGGAACTGAGGTATTTAACCAGATGATAAATCTAGCTGTAGATACGGCTTTCACGAATTTTATGAACACCAAAATGGAAGATAAAGATTATCGTGAGCGTCAATTCTACGGCTACAGAGCAGTGGCTGATCTCGTTAATAGTCTTAAACAGGCAGTGTCTGTAAGAGATGAGATCAACGCAAAAAATCTAAAAGACAACAACAGTCAAGAAGAGGAATAGCACCATGTCAAACGTGCAAACAAATACCCCTTCAGAGTCTGCTGCACTTGAAAATACTGATGATGCAGCGGATGCGATACTAAGTAGATGGAATGAAGACGGCGAGAGCCTATCGGAAGACAATGACTTAGAAGCAACAGATGGTACTACGGAAGACACAGATACGTCTTCAGAAGAACCAACTGACACAGATGAACCTGAACAAGAAGCCAGTGAACAGGACGATGAAGACCTTGTTGAAAATGAAGAACCAGAAACCAAAGAAGAAGCTGAAAGTGTTGTAGAAGTTACTGACGACACTCAAGTAGAAATCGTAGTTGACGGTAAATCTGAACAAGCATCTATCAAAGACCTCAAACGACTTTATGGACAAGAGGCATCTCTAACTCGCAAGAGTCAAGAACTGTCTTCCCAACGCAAACTTGCAGAAGAGCGCATTCAAAAAGCGGATGCTTCGTTTCGAGTTATGATGGAAAGAGCAGAGGCAAAGTACAAACCCTATTCTGAGATTGATATGTTGGTCGAAAGCCGCCGTATGGATCCAGAGGAGTTTGCACAACTTCGTGTTGAAGCCAAAGAAGCTTCAGACGAACTTAAATATCTCACTGAAGAAGCTGATAACTTTTACAATGAGATTCAGAAGCAACAAGATCAACAATTAGCTGATCAAGCTAAAGAATGTATCGAAGTGCTAAAGACTGATATTTCAGATTGGAGTGATGATCTCTACAATGATATCAGGAATTACGCTGTTTCTTCTGGACTACCGAAAGATCAGGTTGATCGCTATGCCGATCCAAGCGTTATTAAATTAATTAATAAAGCTCGATTGTATGATCAATCTAAGAAAACGGCAGTCGCCAAAAAAGCCAAAGCTCCAGCAAAAGTTTTAAGATCTAAAAAAGCTCCTCCAAACCCTACAAGTAATAGGGCAGAGGCGAATAAGAAGTCTTTAGACATTTTGCGTTCAAATCCAAATGACAGAGATGCGATAGCAGATGCACTGATGGCTCGGTGGGAAGAATAAACCCAACCTATTTTAGTAAAGAAAGGATTTACTAAATGACGACACTAGTTTCATATGCAACTGTGGGCGCAAAAGAGAGTGTGCAAGACATAATCTCTAATATTTCACCTA